CCAAGAGGGATACCAGAGAGAGTTAGACCTCGCTGCTCGGCGACTAGAGCGGCTCAGAAACAAGCAGAAACAGAATCCTAACTTTGAAGTCTATGATTACTACGCCGGAGAGAAAGTCAGTATTGATACCCGCATTGAAGAGTGGGAAGCCGTCAAAGATGAGCTGGAGTGGATTCTCCAAATCCTTCAAGAGCGATTAGACTCGCTGGAGATTAAAGAGAAATATCCCGAATCGAAACAGGTTGATGCGCATAGTCACCAATTAAGTATAATGGATGTGGTGTCATGTCTGTAAACAAAGGACTATTTACTTCGGCAAGCCAGCATTGGTCAACACCGAAAGAACTTTACGATTCACTAAATGCAGAGTTTCACTTCAATGATGATCCGTGTCCCTTGCACGGTGAAGGCGGGCTTGACCGAGAATGGGGAAGCCGAACTTATTGTAATCCGCCTTATGGCAGAGAGATAACAAAATGGTTGCTGAAAGCCTATGCCGAATCATTAGGCGAGACTTTAAGAAGGCAGCCAAAGCGCTCAACAAAGAGAAGCAACTGGTACTTATATAAGGAGAAATATGCCAAGAAGGAATAAAAATGTTGGTCGCCCCAGGGTAAAAAAGTGGGTTTATGAGCCGATGGAGAACCGCCCCGTTATCTATCTTTGCCCTGTGCCGGTATGCAGCCAGCCGCTAGTGCGCAGGAATGGCTTGATTGTATGCTCCGCCGACCCCTGGCACTACACGCAGGAGGTTTTGAGCAGGTGACGAAATTAAACGGCTGTAAACATCTGTGGCCGGAGGACTCCGTAGATGATGCTTATGCCTGTTTGTTGTGTGGAGCTATAGCCGTTTGGGAACGTGCAAAAGACCCCTTGAAACAGCATGAGCTTCTCATTGTTAAGCCTGGCAAGCCAGACTGGGCGGAGATGTCATATCACGCCCGCAGAGAATGGTATCACCAGAACGCCAAGTGCATTATCGCTGATGTCGAAAGGCTGGGGGAGCAAAAGGCAAGAAAGAAGTGGAACATAGCGCCCTCAACCTGGACGGATCTTAGGCGGCGCTGGAAACTGGAGCCTAAGGATGTCTCCTCCATAGGTGCAGAGCAGGTAAAGCATGAAGTATCACTTGACACTTTGCCGGCGTTTCCTCAGTTTTCAGATTCCTGGCCGGCAGAGGTACAACTTAAGTGGTTAGAGACATACAGAGAACTCGCGAGGGGGTGAACCATGAAACTACTAGAAGCAACTCTAATAGCAACGGAGCTGGTCAATAAACTGAGCCCCTTGAGATACTGCACTTTCAACTGGAAAACCTACGGTACCGATGCAATCAAACTTCTGGAAAGCTTTAAAAAGGACTACTATATCAAAGAGGACTTAAAAGAAAAGATGAAATGATTACTACTCGGAAGTGTAAATCCTGCCAAAAAAAACTTCATAGAGACATCTGGAACTCAAAGGTAGATGTCCTCACCTGCCAGAATGATTTTTGCCCTCTCTTCCGGCAACCGCAAGGCTACATACCGGAGCCGCGGAATGCTAAGTTATTTCCTCAGAATGTCTCTGAGGTTATCTCTGCCGCTACAGAAGCTCAAAGAGATAGAAGAGCTAGGGAAGCTAAAATTCAAATGAATGATGATCGACCTTATAAAAGTAGAGGGACTCTTTTAGAAACTTCTTGTGAGAACTGCGGAGCGAGGATAATTAAACCCTCTTCAGTCCTTGCTAGAGCGAAACATCACTTTTGCGCTAGGATATGTTGGCAGGAATACCGGCAGACACATAGGATAGAGGGGAAAAATAATCCCTAGTGTGCTACAATATTAAGTTGTGTTAAGCCATCTAACCCAAAAGCAAGAAACCTTCTGCCTCAAGTACATTGAACTCGATAATGCTACCCAGGCAGCTATAGCAGCCGGCTACAATCCTCATACCGCCGCCGTAATCGCTTGCGAGAACCTAAAGAAACCTAATGTCCTAGCCCGCATAACAGAACTTCGCCAAAAAACAGAGGATGCCACCATTGCTACTGTGATAGAGCGCAAGCAGATACTTTCAGAGATAGCCAGAGGACGCTTTATTGATTTTATGAATCCTACCAAAGAAAAGTTAAAGTCCGCAGCTCTCCAGGAGATTAGGGTAATGGAGACCGATGTAGGCAAAGCAACCACTGTCAGGCTCCATAATCCCATCCATGCCATAACCGAGCTCAACAAGATGGATGGTGTATACCGGGAAGGGACTACGGTAAATATCGACAACCGCCGGCTGGAGATAACAGTCCAGAGCGAGGAGACCAGAAAGCTCTTGAAAGAGATAGAGGAGGGCAAACAGCCACATGGAGATTCAGACAGCCAAAGTTAGCGAACTCCGCCCTCACCCTCAGACAACGCAAAAGCCCGTTGCATTAGCGGAACGAGCAATCAAAAATTCAAGCCAAGTTAAAAATATAGTTCTTGATTTCTTTGGTGGCTCAGGTTCAACCCTAATAGCCTGTGAAAAGTTAAACCGAAAGTGCTACATGATGGAGATTTCGGAAATGTACTGCGATGTGATTATAGAGCGATGGCAGAACTTCACAGGAAGGAAGGCAGAGAAATGCTAACCACCCGTATCTTTGAAGAAAACCTAACAGCCTACCAGAGAGGCCGACGTCGTGCTCTCAATGAGGGCGGGACTTACTCTAGCAAGACCTGGTCAATACTTCAACTCCTAATCGTAATTGCCAGTCAGACAAAAGTTCCCCTTATAATCTCAGTGGTGAGTGAGTCGTTGCCGCACTTAAAGAGAGGCGCTATCAGAGACTTCTTCAAAATCCTGGAAGAGAGTACAGAAAACAATCCCCGCTACAACAAGACCGAGCAGACTTACAATTTCGGCATGGGTAAGATAGAGTTCTTTGGCGCCGATGAGTCCGACAAGGTGCGCGGTCCCCGGCGCGATATACTTTTTATAAACGAGGGTAACAACGTCCCCTGGGAAACGGCTAGAGGTCTGGACATACGTACGGCGAGGTTTACCTTTGTTGACTGGAACCCTGTCTCGGAATTTTGGGCGCATCAGTATGAAACAGAGGCCGGTAAAAGCATACCAGGCTGGTTACACGAACCCGATAGTGTTTACATTCACTCGACCTATAAGGATGCCATCGCTGTCATCCCGCCTGAGACTGTAAGGAATATCGAGTCCAACCGCTATAAAGACCCTAATTGGTACAATGTCTATGGTCTAGGCCTCATGGGCAAAGTGGAAGGATTGGTCTATCCCTACTTCCGTCAGGCCAGGGAGCTGCCAGCCGGCGAGGTTTTCTATGGTCTTGATTTCGGCTTCTCTACAGATGTCACCGCTTTAGTGAAGAACATCATTGTCGATGATAACCTATATTCCCAAGAGTTAATCTATGAGCGGAGTCTAACGAACCAGGACATAGCAGTAAGGATGATGGAACTAGGCGTACTGAAGCACAGTGACGAGATATTCGCCGATTCCTCTGAGCCGAAGTCTATCGAAGAGATTTATCAGATGGGTTTTAACATAAAGCCTTGCAGTAAAGGGCCGGGTAGTGTAGAATATGGTCATCAGAAAGTACGCCAGTATAACCAATTCTGGACTGAGGATTCTGTGAACTGCATTAAAGAGCAAAGGAACTTCCGCTACATACCGGACAAGAGCGGTAAACTCACTGAGAAAACAACGCATACCTTCAGTCACGGCCAGGATGCGAGACGCTATGCAATCATGGGGAAAGGCGAACCCCCAGAACCTCAAGAGAAAATCGTTATCTTTGATTCAATGAAATTATTGGAGGATATTGATTATGAATGAAATCGGCTTTGAAACTTTCGATGAATGTTATCGAGAAGCTACTAAACTTATAGACCTTAAATTCCTTGAGGCCACCGCATCGGTAGAGAGAGAATTAGCTATTGAAGACAGGGGTTGGATTCTCTTGAGTGGTGTAGGCGGAGAGATAGCCCCGCAGAAGCGTGTTAGTCTAGTGAAACTGTGCCGTCTCTATTATAATTTTGATCCTCTAGCAGCCCAAGCAATTAGACTATGGACAGACTACGCCTTCGGCCCAGGCATGACATGGGAAGTAGATGATAAAAAAGAACCAGCAAAGAAACAGACTAAGAGGGTTCTGGAGGATTTCTTTTATAGCCGAGACAACCAACCCATATTCGGCTCGCGAGGCCAGCGCCGATTGAGTGATAAACTTTTAGTCGATGGTGAACTATTCTTTGCTATTTTTTTAGGTAAAGAATCCCGAATCCGAACTATTGACCCGCTTGAAATCACTGAAATAATCACTGACCCTGATGATATTGAAGCACCCATGTTTTATAAGCGGATGTGGTCAGATAGGCAAGGCAAATCTCATACTGATTTTTACCGAAGCCATCAGAATATCAAAAACAAATCAGCTAAAGATGCTATGGGTAAAAGTGTTCAGCAGACACAGGATGCTATAGTCTATTTTATGCCCTTTCGCAATCTAGGCCAGAGGGGGAGTGGGCTTTTAGTACCAGGTTTGGATTACCTGAAATACGGCAAGAAATTTGTGGCCGCTAGGGTAGCAATGATGTTAGCTCGGACTCGCTGGGCAGAGAAGTTGACCGTTAAGGGAGGCCAAGCGGCAGTTGATTCTGTCAAAGCAGTCTTTCAAGACCAAACTCCCCAAGCTGCCTCGACACGGATAGAGAATGAATCAGTGACCTCTGAAGTCATACAGCCGCCCCAGGATGCCCGAAACGCTTATGATGATAATAGGATGCTAGTTCTACGCTTCTGTGCTGCTGTAGGGCTTTTTGAGCAATATATGGGGGATATCTCCACTGGTAATCTGGCCACTGCAAAGACGGTCGAGCTGCCGATGCTGAAACAGTTCCAATCCTATCAATCGGTGTGGAGCGACGCATACCAGGATATATTTGATTTGGTGCTCGAATATAACCATGTCCCTGAAGATAACTGGTATGTCGACAAAGACTTCCCGGCCATAGCGCCGGAGGATGTGTTCGCCGCTGCTCAGGCGATAGTACAGATGGTTACCGCCTTCCCTGAGTTCGCATCGGCTCCTGAAGTCCAACAGCAAGCCTTAGTTACCCTGGGTATAAACGATCCCGCCCAGGTATTAGATGCGCTGGCTAAAGAGGCAAAGAGTGACCCGATAATCCCGCTTAAAAAGGCATTGGTAGAATTTAGGAGATTCCTTGAAGCAAAGAAACCAACTCAATAGAGTCGTCTGCTCTGACTGTAGCCGAATCGAAACCCTGATAACTAATAAGGGGAAACATCATTGGTGTCCAAAATTACACAAGTGGATTGGCAAAAGACATTTTGACAGACCGAGACAATGTTGTTTCCATGTTAGACCTGAGGAGGCACAAGAAATGATAAAAATTCCATACTGGGTTTTCTGTTTGATGTTTGGGATGTGTTTTTTAGGACTCATAGCTATTTGCCATTTGATACACATGAGTATTTTTGATGGGATAAGTCTATTAAAATATTGGGATTGAAATGCTAAAAGGTGAGGCAAAGAAAAACTATCAAAGGGAATATATGAGGAAGAGGCGAGCTGTTAGACCTGTTAAGCCGTTAGACCTGTTAGACCAGACTCTTGATGATTGTACTAAGCGATTAAGGAACGCCAATAGTAATTTAGAAGGGGTGATAAAAACCATGACAGAAACTCCTATTGAACCGAATGAAGCCCAGGAACTCTTGGGGAAAGATGATAAAAAGGAAATCTGCCCTGCTTGTGGCGGCAAGGGATATCGAGAGTTTGAGGCTGGTTTGATTAGACTGCCTTGTAAGGAGTGTCAGAAATGATTACTATTTCAATTGGGGGAATTTTTGCTTTATTTCTTTTATGGCTAGTTGTTGGCATGTTTATTGGAGTCGTAATAGCCTTAATTCCACATTATCTAAAAAGAAAATGAAAGAACTCGATGACGTCATAGACCTGCTCGAAGCCAGCATCCCCGCAAATCCGGCGGCGCCTCAGAACATAAAACTGGCGAATGAGCTGGAGAAAGACCTCAAAAAGTATTTCGGTAATCTGGAGAGTATGATGCCTGATTTAGAGGGAATCTATTATAAGTATGCGGAGAAGGGATGAGAATATACAGAGAGAAGCGAGCAAGGAATTCTGAGATGATGTTTGAAATCAGGAGCGGTTTAACATTCAAAGAAGTTAGCTCACAATATAATCTCACACCGCAGGCCGTTCAGTTAATAGCAAAGAAGATGAATTTCAAAAGATGCCCTTCAGGATATTTGCCTGTATCTGTACTAGCTGAGATGCTACATTGTTGCCCTGCCACTTTATACTATGGCATCAAAAGAGGAAGGATAGTAGCACAGAGATTAGGCTCTCAATGGTTCATCCCTTCTAGGAATTATTTGCTTAAAAAATGTGTTGTCTGCGGTAGTGAAGTAGGAATGTGCAGGAGTATATATTGCTCTGATGGTTGTGCTATAAAGGCAATGGAACTATCATGCCAGACCTAAACTCAGACCTTGACGAATTCCTGACGCCGATAATCAGAATCCTATCGGCCAGTCTCCAGGCTACCATTGAAGCCCATCTGGTCCGCGCCTATATTCAGGGCGACAAAGAGTTGGTTTACTGGGGCATTACAAAAGGCGGAATTCCGATAGCTTATGAAGGTCCGCCTTCAGAGCAGGCTATAAAGTGGGCTAAGGATTACTGCGCTAAAATGGTGACTAAGATGGATGATGAAACTAAGAAACGATTAGCTAAAGTGGTAGCTGATGCAATAGAAAATAAGAGAGGTATTCCAGGGCTTAAAAAAGCTATAAATACTGAATTCAAATCGTGGATGCAAGCTACAGATAAACTTGGTAGACCTATAGTGAATAGAGCCCAGATGATAGCCCGCACCGAAACTGCCAAAGCCCTGAGCGAAGGCTCTCATCAAAGAATGAAAGAAATGGGTATTGAATACCATGAGTGGGTCAGGACCAGCGGCTATGACTGTGGTGTATGCGAAGACAATGAAAATGCCGGCATAATACCGATAGACGATTCCTTCCCAAGTGGGGACATGACTCCTCCAGCACATCCAAATTGTATGTGCGTGGTATCGCCAGCGAGGAAGTAATGACAAGAAAGGGAAGTTGTAATTGTAAAATATGCCAGAGTTCACAATGCGAAGCAATAAATAAGGCACTTAAAGAGAGTGTACATTTACGGAATGAACTAAAGAATGTAAGTAGACGGGCTATCAGTGAGAAGTATAAATTTAGCGAAATGCAGATAAGAGTACATAAGAAACATCTGAGCATTAAGCCACTTTCACCAGAGCAGAGGTTATTGAGAGCTATATTTGGGGAGACAAATGAGCGATAAGTTTGACATCATAGACCCCAAGAGAGTAGAATTGCAGGGATATATTGAGAAGATTCCCTGGAAGAAATTTATTAACTATGGGTCAGTTAAAATTCAGGTAAGAGATGGCAAACCTGTCTTGATTACTTTGGAAGAAACTGTTAAAATAGATAATTGAGATGGCAGAGATTCAACTTTCACAAGGTAAGATTGTTTTGATAGATGATGTTGATTTTGCTTGGCTGAATCAATATAAATGGTATGCAGGTAAGCATGGTAATACTCTTTGTGCCATGAGGAATATTCAACGTGGGGGGAAAAGAACAACGCAACGTATGCACAGATTGATTTTACAACCACTTGAGAATGAAGATATTGACCATAAAAATCGTAATGGATTAGATAATCGCCGAGAGAATCTTAGAATTTGTACTAATTCTGAGAATATGGCAAATCAGAAACGGCAACCATCATTGAAAAAGGTATCAGGATTTAAGGGAGTCTTTTGATGTAATCGAGGTATAAAAAGATGGTTTGCTCGTATTTGGGTGAATAAAAAGCAGATTTATTTAGGTTCAACTGAATCTGAAAAAGAAGCAGCTTTACTTTATGATAAGGCAGCCCAGAAATATT